CGCCTTGGATCAGGAACCCACGAACATCACGGTTCGTGTTCTCGGCGATGTTGCTGGCGTCCTCCTCGCCATACATGGCGGTATCGCCCACGAAATCGGCGGCAGACCCGAAGCTGATGTCCAGGCCGTTCGCCGCCATCGCCGCGCGCTGCGAACCCATGCGCTGGGACACCTCGCGATAATGCCTCACCTGGTCCTGCTTGCCGCGCTCGAGCGCATCGGCGGCCGAGGCGCTGGCCTCACGGCTATTTGCCTCCGCCTGGCGTGCCGCGCCGCGGGATTGCGCGCTGGCAGCTAAGGCCGAATAGCCGGTGCCGGCCGCCGCAACGCCGGCGCCGATCAACGCAAGAGTGGCCGGTTCACACATGGGCGGAGATCCTGAAGGGAACGAACTCGACCCCGCCATGCACTTCGCGCTCGCCGCCCACAGTAAAGCCCCAGCGCGTCAGCAGGCTGATGGCGAGGACATTATCTACAGAGACCAGATTCACGAGGGTCGGCGTCGTCTGGCGCATATGGGCGATCACGGCGGAGCCTTTGACAAGGAAGGAGCGGGCCTGCTTGTAAACCGCATCCGTGGCGAGGAACCATGGAGAGCCCACACCTTCTACCAGGTTGAGCGCCGCTAGCCCGAGCATCGCGATCGGCGCGTCATCGTGCAGCACCGTAAGCGACCAGAGCGATCGCCTGCGCGCCGACCGTAGTGCAGCTTTGGGCTCGTGACCCATGGCGCGACACTCCAGCTGGTCGATTGTACGCATGTCGCGGGCGAGGCGGCCTATATGGCTGGGGAGGGACGGTACCAGCTCAACGGACACCCTTTGCCTCCAGATAGGCGGCAGTCACGCGCATCGGCAGCGGGTTCTCTTGCCGGATGACCAGCGTGGTTTCGAAATCGACCACCTGCTCCATCTGCACGCGCACCACACCACTATAGAGGTTAGCCTGCTCGCCTACCGGCTCGCTGTCACGGGTGACGACATCCTCCTGAAGGTCGATACGGCGGCCGGCCGTGACGCCCAGCGTGTCGACGATGCGCAGATGCGCGCGACCCGTCGTCTGCTTGGTGCCGGTGGAGGCGCCTCCAGCTGCCTCGAAATTGAGCGGCAGCGTTTCGACCGTGGCAATGACGGGCAGGCCGATCGTTACCTGCATAGCCTGATCGGGAATAGTGACACGGCCATTGGTGACGGTCAGATCCTTGGCAACGAACCCGTCCGCCAGCGCCCACACCTCTTTGCCTTCGAGGTGATCCAGCCGGTCGAACACGGTCCGCGCCTCTTCCAAAGACCATGACACCGCGCAGTCGAGATAGCAGGCCGCGCGGAAATCCTTCCATTTGGCGCTGGCGAGCTGCTCCAGATAATAGGCGTCGGCGCCATTGATGAAGCGCTTGATGATCAGATAGACCCTGTCCTCGCCATCCTCCGGCACCGAGCACACAGACTGAACCTCGCCGTCGATGTCCATCTCGGTCCAGCCCCACACCTGCTGTTCGCGCTGCCAGGTGAAGGCGAGGAGCTTACCGTCGTCGCGGACCGCCCAGACCACGGACAAGGGCTCCTCCGCATAGCACCAGTCGATGATGCGGTGACCGGTGAAGAAGTCAGGCGAGAACACGGACACGTCGTTCGACTGGAAGCCGTCGATATCGAAGCTGTAGCCCAGCGTGCGGATCTCCGCGCCGATCGCCGGCTGGAAGAAGGTGACATTGTCGATCAGCAGCGCCTTCAATGTGGACGCGCCGCGACCGTTCTGCCGCACAACCTTGGGCGGCGGCGCCGGCGAGAGGTAATCGTCGTTCGCCCCCTTCGCCTGGAAGATGCTGTCCGACGTCAGTGCCAGCAAGTTCTGCGCGGGGATTAGCTGGTTGATGGCGTTCACCTTGCCGGACGAGCACGCAATAGCGAGGCTGTCATCGGCCTTCAAAGGCCTGGCCTTGTCCATATTCTCGAAGTCGGCCGAGCGAGAGCCGTAAATAGCATTGGGCGCGTTCTTAGTTTTGCCGAGGAACAGGCGCTGCTCGAAAAAACTGACCGAGGAAGGATAGTTGCCGGGCGCGTCGAACGGATTCCAGCCGACAATCGGCGCGTCGGACAGGTCCGCATTGATGTTGTCATCGCGGAAGGTCAGTGCCGTGGTTTCACCGATGAATCCGAACGCCGCGCCATTCTCGGATTTATAGATCCGATAGAACGTGCCGGCCGCAACGGCGGACCAGACGATCTGGTTATAGTTCCGCTTCAGACCAAGATCGTTGGTGACCGTGACCGCGACGGACGCGCGGCTTTCCTGCCCGGTCAGGTCATTGACGGCCGATACCTTATAGCTTGCCGGCTGAGGGAAATAGGCTGCACCGCTATTTGCGCTGTCCGTGTTGGGGGTGATCGCCGTGGCGTCGATCGTTGCTGGCGCCGCGAGTGTAGGGCCGAAGGCGACGTCCGCGAACGACCAGCTATAATGGCTGGCACGGGTGAGCTTCGTGACCGGATGGTCCTGATGCACGATGTACATGGTGTCGAACGACTGCGCATAGTCGATGTCAGGCAGCTCGACGGCGTTGTAAGGCGTGCCCGCACGGTAGAGACGATAGCCGCCCATTATGGAATGTTCGGCTTGATATTGTGGCTGAGCAGGCCGTTGCTGATATAGGTCCGCGCGCGCTCGACAGTGAGGCGCACGACGTTATCGCGCCCATCGGGCAGGCCATGGTTCGAAATCATATCCCATCGGCCGTCCCACCATACGCGATGATTGCCGGTACCGCGCAGCTTTCGGCCTCCAAAGTCGGCGAGCCAAACCTCTTGCTCTACGATCTCGACGCCGGTGACGCGGAACGCGCCGAGTACCATCGTTTCCTCGTGGCGCGTGCGCACCATGTCGCCCGCTACGATATCGCCAGCCGGACGCTCGGCGCCGTCCGCCATCAGCACCAGGGTATCGGTCGTGACACAATAGCTGCCACCGCCGCCCGTGTTGGGGGGAGGGGGCGGTGTGACAGGAGGCGGGACCGGCGGATCGGGCGGGGGCGGGGCCGGATCTGCGGTGCGCAGCGTGCCGCCGCCAGATCCCGTGAAGGCGCTATAGCTGGTCGTGTCGAGGTCGATCGTGAAGTTGTTCTGGTCGATCACGGACAGGATCGTCACGACCCGCTCGTTGATCTGCACCATACCCTCGACGTCGCGAGCGATGAACTGGTCCCCCGCGCTGTAGGCGTGATAGGGGATTGTCACCTGTGCAGGGTTGGACCGCGTGATAGCGGTGATGGCCAGATGCTCTTCCAGCACCATGCCGCCGAACGCGGCTGGCCGCATGGCGCCTTGCGTGAAAGCGAGCACATAGGGCTGATCGAGCGAGAAGGTGAACGGGAACAGGCGGCCGGGGCCGGGCAGCTTGTAGATGAACCGCGTGCCCTGCCTGCTCTGGAATCCACCGCGCTTGACCAGAACGATATTGACGCCCTGCTTCAGGCCCGCGCTGTACGATGCGATATCGACGCGGGCGTGCAGATCCTTGGAAAGAACGCCCTTGGAGAAATTGACCTGGCCGAGATTGACGCCCGCACCCATCAGCGAAACAGGCCATGTGTATAAAGCGTGCCCATGCCCACGCCGCGAGCCTGCGCGCGCTCACTGACAAAGTCGTCATCATAGTCCGGGGTGCGATTGGCCTCGTCCGCGATCGCGCGCTGGCGCTGGACCTCCGCCATCTGCATTAGGCCGCGCTGGCGGGTTGCATCGTTGAGGATCGGCATCACGAGGCGGGAGGCCAGCTCCAGCACGACCAGCCGCGAAAAGGACGATGTGAAGGAGGCAACCTGCACCTCATCAGGGAGATATTCGAGGATCGCGTCGGGGAGGTTGGTGTAGAGTACCTGCCCTGCAATCTGATATTCGATCGTCGCGGCGAGCTGGGCTGCAATGCCGACGGTGCCGGCATAACCTATGAGGCCGGCTTGCGGCGAGGCAGTGCCGGCGGGCAGGATGCGCAGTGGCGTGCCCAGGCCGGACGGGAGCGCATAGGCGAACGCCCATTCGCCGGGTCGGCTGTTGGTAATGACCGCCATAGCGGCACGGACCTTGCCGAACCCCCAATCATAAGCCTCCAGTAGATCGGAGATGACGCCCCGATACAGGCGCTTGCAATGACGGGCGCTCTGCTTGGTCTCATCGTTCAGATCCGAGATGGTTTCCGCCGGCAGCTCGCCCAGCGCTTCATTGCAGATGTCGAGGATCGATCGCGCCATAGCGATGGCATACGGCGCACGCGCGCCGGGCAGAACGCTCCGATGGTAGAAGTCAGACGTCGCTGCGTTTGACGGCGATGCAGGTGAACGTCGTTCCGGTCGCCGGCGCGCCGAACGGATCGAAGCCGGTTAGTGCGGTGATGATGGTGTTGACGCCGACCAGCGATAAAAGGCCGGTCAGTAGGTTGATGACCGGGAGCGAGCGCCCGCGCCAGGCGCGCACGACGCAGCCCACATATTTGCCCGAGGGTGGCGCCATCGTCTCGCGGATCCAGCTCTCGACGCGGAACTGGGCGGGCTGGGCGGACATCACGCCAGTGGGTGGCGGCACCTCTGTGAACACGGTGCCGGGGAAGACGTCGAAGGCCTGAGTGAAGGTGACGGTGGCAAGGCCGGTCGCCGCAATGATGTGGGTCGCAGGGTTGCCGGTCGTGCTAGTGACGCGCGGGTGCTGGTGATCCTCCAGCGCGTATTTCTTTTGTTCCGTGCCTTTCGCCGCGGTGGTGGCTTCAGCCTTGGGCATGGTGTCCGCGGGGAGGGGTATGTCGGCCGCATTCGCCTTCCCTGCTACAGCGCCGGCGAGCGTATCGACCGACGCCTGGCTGGCCTTACTGTTCACCTGCGTTGCAAGGCCACCAACCGTGGATGCGTTGGCCTTCTGATTGATCTGGTTCTGAAGGCTGGTCGGATCGAACGCGGGCGGAATGACAAGAGGGACGGCCTGCTCTGTGCGGGCCGCCCCTCTGGGTCTCGTGGCGTCATAAGCCACGATGGGTTACTTCGTCGTCTTGGCCGCCGGCTTAGCGGCAGCCGCGGCGACCGCATCGGCCAGCTGATCCTTCAGATCGTCACGCTCTTTGGTGAGCTCGCCAATCTGCTGCATGGCACTGTCCCGTTCCGTGATCGTTCCATCCCGTTCGGTTTCCAGCCGTTTCACCTCCGCAAAGGCTTCGTCGCGCTCGCGGTTAGCGTCCGCGATCAGCTGGGCCGCGTCAGCATCATTGCTGTTCTTGGCGTCCAGCTTCGACTGAAGATCCGTGATGTCCAGGCCGAGCACGTCCAGCCGGTCGACGATCGCGGCCGCGCTCTTGGGGCCATGGCCGTTGCGGAAGAAGTCGATCAGCTCGTCGACGGTCATGTCCGCCGTCAGCTCGTCGGTGGGGGCGACCTGCGCCGGTGCCGATGCCGCGGGAGGCACCGGCGACCCCGCCTTGTAAAAGACGCCACCGATGAAGCTGTCATGATCAAGCACCTTGCCCATCATCGTTTCTCCTTAACGGCCCGTCCAGGCGGGCAGGTTGTTGGCATAGTCGGTACCGGCGACGAGGTGCGCGGACAGCGCGCCAGCCGTGTGCGTACCGACGTTGACGTACTGGACGCCGACGTAGCGCTTGGTCGTGTCCGGCATGGCGACATCCCAGACCGGCTGGCCGGCCACCAGCGTCGCTTCCGCGCGGGTCGGGCCGGTGGCCAGCACCGTGGGCGACGACAGATCAGCATTGTCGCTTTCGATGATCTGCGGCGCGACACTCGTGCCGCCGGTGAAGGTCACATCGACGTTGATGTACATACGCAAGCCGAGATTACGGCCGAGATTGCGCTTGGACACCAGGAGGTCGATGCTGTTGGTGGAGACCTGCGTCCCCGTGGTGAGCGCCTGCGCGTTGGACAGGCGGAGCTGTGCGTCTTTGATCAAGGTCTTATCCTTTCCTGCCCTTACGCGACGACGCGCGATTCGTTGACCTTCAGCGCGTCGGTGCGGCGGACCGGCACCTCGCCGAAGTTCATGACCTTCTTGCCGCCGGCGTCATCCCACGAGAGGAACGTGCCCTTCGTGTTGTTCATCTGGCGGCGAAGCATGGCGGACAATTCGCGCGGCATGTAGAACGCAGCACGAACGCCCTCTAGGCTTTCGATCATCTCGACCATCTGGGTCATGATGTCTTCGATATCGGCGCCGGTCGCCTTGTTCTTGACCAGCTGGTCAAGGTCGATGTTCGCGGCACGCACGACATAGCGCCAGTCCTTGACCATAAGGCCGGTGCGCCAGACCCAGTGATCCATATAACCCTGATAGGGATTACCGGCACCGTCGCGCAGAACCATGCTGTCGGTACCAGCGCCCGGCGTGGTCACATCCTCATGCTGGAGGCCGCCGATGCTGCCCTTGGGGAAGATGCCGGTCACGGTGTCGTGGCTCCAGCCGATCAGATAGATCGAGCGCAGCTTCGTGCCCGAGCCAGCGCAGTCGAGCACCTGGCCGGCCTTCTGGTCGTTGGCGGCATTGAGCGTGTTGAAGCGGTTGGCGAAGCCGGTGAAGCCATCGCCGGCGGCCGTGTTGCCGTACATCAGGGTGCGGGCCATCTTGTTGCCGTTGCCCTGAATATGCGCACGGCCTTCCTTCAGGCGATAGCCGTCGACATTGCCCGAGAGCTTGGCGATTTCCGCGTCCACCTGGCTATAGTCTTCGAGCAGCGCGCAGGTTTCTTCGATCGGCGTGGTGCTGCCTTTGGTGATGGGCACACCCGCGTTCAGCGCGCGCCAGCTGCCTTCGGGCAGCGAGGTGCGCACGCTGTCCTTATGGCCGGTGACAAGGTTGCCTTCCATCCAGGTCATGTCTTCCAAGATGGGGTTGGTCTGCTTGAGGACTTCGGCGATTTCCAGCTGCGACCCATCGGGCGCGAGCTGGTTGACGATGTCGATCAGCGTCGGAACATTAGATGCGAGAACAGCCATTAATTACCCTTTCCGGCCGTAGAATTTCTCTTCCGAGGTCAGGGGACGGCCGCCCCCCGTTCCCGGATCTGCTTTGCCCTCGGCAAGATCGCGCCCGATGCGCGACAACATGCGCATCATCTGGGGATGATTGCCGAGGCCGGATTCATTGAGGAAGTTGCGGAACTGCTGACCTTCCGCGTCGTCGGGGAGGAAGCGCGAGATCGTGCGGGCAGCGAGCGCCTTGCTCTCCTCCAGCCGCGAACCGCCGACTTCCTTGTCCGCCAGCGTTTCCTTGGCCCAGTCGGCGACGAGCTGCTGGCCGGCTTCCGCCGCCTGCGTCTCCGCGCGCTGCTGCAGGACCGGCAGCACCTTTTCAGCATAGCCGCCGAGCAGCTTGCTTGCGGCGTCCTGGCTCAGGTCCATGTCGCGCAGGACCGGCTCGAATGCGTCGAACGCTTCCTGGTCGAAGGTCACGCCCTCCCCGAGGTCGAACTCATATTTTTCGGGTGCACCGAGAAGGGAGGCGGCAGGATCTTCATCCTTATCGCCTCCCTCTTCGGGAGATTTGGGATCACCTCCTTCCGGATCAGCGTCAGGCGCAGGATCAGGCTTGGGTGCCGGATCGCCGCCGAGCAACGTGTTATCAGGCGCGGGATCAGCAGCCGGCGCGGCGGCAGGACCGGCGGCTGGCGCATCGCCACCGCCGGTCCCCGCATCATGGTCAGGCGCACGCATGAAGCGGCCG